CAATGGAGAACATTTTACTCGTAATAGAAAATTATTACAACCTGAATATGAACATTCCGGAAGGTCTGCGGCCGGCGCTTATTATGTGCTATCAGTCGACGTAGGTCGTAAGGGATGTGATTCTGTTGTTTGTGTATTCAAGGTGACGCCGCAGGCGCAAGGCCCTGCTATCAAGTCTTTGGTAAATATTTATACAATGGCTGATGAACACTTTGAAGATCAAGCAATTAAGCTGAAAAAACTGTTCTATAAGTATAAAGCTAGAACTCTCGTAATCGACGGTAATGGTGTTGGTTTGGGTCTAATTGATTATATGATTAAATCTTAGAATGATGAAAATGGAGACTTCTATCCTGACTTTGGCGTTCAAAACGACGATGAAGGTTATTATAAAAAGTATAGAACAGCTAATACTGAATATGATGCTATGTATATTATCAAGGCAAATGCGCCAATCAATACAGAGTGTCACGCAAACGCACAAAGCCAACTTGCGGCCGGTAAGGTAAAATTCTTGATTGATGAAAGAACAGCAAGAGAAAAATTACTGGGAACCGCAAAAGGTTAGAAAATGAAGCCTGAGGAAAGGGCAGAATACCTTCAACCATTTACCCTAACTTCCATATTGAAAGAGGAAATGATGAATTTGCGTGAAGAAAATGAAGGCATAAATATCATTTTGAAACAAGCAAATCGTGGAATTAGGAAGGATAAGTTTTCTGCGTTTGAATATGGTTTGTATTATATAAAACAAGAAGAAGATAAAAAGAAGAAGAAAAAGAGATTTAACGCTGCTGATTGGGCGTTTTATAATTAAGGAGGGTTGACATGAGAGCATCTCGCGGTGAGATTAAGATTGAAGAAATCTTAAAAGAAGCTGAGCTTACTTTTAAGATGGAATATATCTTCCCTGACTTAAAGAGCCCCAATGGTCGCCCTTTAAGATTTGATTTTGTCGTTTTTGATGATGATGGTAAAATTGATTTTATTATTGAATATCAAGGAAAACAGCACTATGAACCAAGTGCGAAGTTCGGTGGTAAAAAAGGATTTTATCAACAGCAATACAATGATAATCAAAAGCGACGCTTTTGTGCTTTACATGATTTTCGTTTAATTGAAATACCATATACAGATGAAAACTTGATCTCTTATGACTATATCATGAAATTAGCAGGATATTAAAAGGAGGTGGAGTTTTGGATAAGTTAACTAGACAAGAAGAAATTCGTGCCAAAGGTTTTGACATGGGTGGAACTACCTATGGTAAAATTAAAATTGGAACTAAAACACTTGAAGATGCCGTTTTGAATTTAGGTTCAATTCAAAAGGAAACTAGAAACATCATCAATAAAGGCGTTATTTATCGTGCGCTTGCGGATAATGATGTTGAGAAGTTAAGAGAGATTTCTAATTACTTCTATAAGACCAGCGGTATCTATCAAAGAGTATGTAATTATTTCGCTACTATGTATCGTTATGATTGGTATGTTGTTCCAGAAGTATACGATGAAAGTATCAAAGAAGAAAAGATTGTTGGAGATTTCCATAAGGTCTTGAACTTCTTAGATAATTCATATGTCAAAAAAGTTTGCGGTGATATGGCTCTTGGCGTTATCAAGAATGGCGCTTATTATGGATATATCGTTCCCACCTCAAAAGGAATTATTATTCAAGAGTTGCCTGTAAATTATTGCCGTTCTCGTTTTAGTTTGAATAATTTACCAACTGTTGAGTTCAATATGAAGTTTTTTGATGTTATGTTCCCAGATACTGGATACAGAATGAAAGTATTGAATTTGTTCCCAGAAGAGTTCAAGAAGGGATATGCTGCTTACAAGAGTGGTAAGTTACTTCCTGAAAGTCCATGGGATAGAGATAGTGGTTGGTATTTGTTGGACCCAGAGAAAACCGTGAAATTTAGTTTTAGTAATGGTGGATTCGGCGGTGTCGATTTACCATTATTTATCAATGCGATTCCTCTTATTTTGGATTTGGATGCGGCTCAGGATTTGGATCGTAGAAAGCAAATGCAAAAGTTATTGAAAATTGTAGTTCAGAAACTCCCATTAGATAAAAATGGTGATTTGATTTTTGACGTCGATGAAGCAAGAGATATTCATAATAATGCTGTTTAGATGTTGAAGCGTGCGGTTGGTGTTGACGTATTGACTACTTTCGCTGATATTGAAAGTATTGATATGTCTGATAAGAATACTACTACTACTCAAGATGACTTGATGAAAGTTGAGCGTAGTGTATATAATGCTTTTGGTGTTCCGCAAAGTTTATTTAACTCTGATAGTAATTTAGCAATGAATTTATCTGTGCTAAATGATGAAGGTGCGGTCCGCACCTTGTTGCTACAATTTGGTGTTTTCTTTGATAGACTAACACAGAATTTTGGTGCGAATAAAAAGAAATACAATTTTAGATTCTATATGCTTGAGACTACTCAGTATAACTACAAAGAGTTGTCTAAGATGTATAAAGAATGTGTTCAGTTAGGATATTCTAAGATGTTGCCTCAAATTGCTTTAGGCCATTCTCAGAGTGCTATCTTGAATACTGCTTACTTTGAAAATGAAGTTTTACATTTGAGTGAAGTTATGATTCCTCCGCTGATGTCTTCTACTATGAATATGCAAGACTTAAAGGGCAATTCTAATCAAACTCAAACTAACAAAACTCAAACTAAATCAGGAGGATAGTCTTCTGAGAAGTCTGCGGGCCGACCGGAGAAACCAGACAATCAAAAGAGCGATAAGACTATCCAAAATAAAGAATCTATGAGCTAAGGAGGAGCAAGATGCATACAAGTATTAAGTTAGATACACCTGTTGAGTTTATCAACATTACTCCTCTCAATCCTTTGATTTCTAAATGTCAGATTAAGGTGTGCTACGTAAGCGATGAACCAAATCGTAACCGTAGTATCATCACCAAAGAAGTTGCAAAGCAAATGGCTAATTCATTGCCAGGATGCCCTATCGTTGGTTTTTATAATGAAGATAAGGGCGACTTTGAGGAGCACAATCGTATCATTGATATTTCCAATGGAAAGTTCGAGATCAAGGATACTACTCGCCCATACGGTTTCGTTGATTTGAGTGCGAAAGTTTGGTTCCAAAAGTTCTTGGATGATGGAATGACTGAGCGAGAGTATATGATGACTGAGGGCTGGTTATGGACCGGCCAATATCCAGAGTGCCGCAGAATCCTGGCACATGGAAATAATCAATCCATGGAATTGGATGAAGGTACATTAGATGCTCATTGGTCAAAAGATGGTAATGGAGATCCCAAATTCTTTATTATCAATGAAGCAATTATTTCAAAACTTTGTACTCTTGGTGAAAGTAATGAACCCTGCTTCGAGGGTGCCAACATTACTGCACCTACCATTCAATTCGCTTTTGAAGATGGCTTTAAAGAGCAACTATTCTCTATGATGAACGAATTGAAAGAATATTTGAATAAAGGAGGAGAAAAAGTGTTTACTAGATATGCTGTTGAAATCGGTGACGCTTTATGGACCGCTCTTTATAGTCGCGTTGAAGATGCTTACGTTATTGAGAGCGTATGTGAAGATGGTGAGCAGAAGTTCGCTGTTGTTACTGCCGATGATAAGTATTACCGTTTAGATTTCTCCATCGCTGAAGACGGCGTAATTGAGTTCGCTGCTGAACCTGTTTTGATGGAAGAGTATACTCCATCTGAAGAGCCTCAGTTTGATCCTGTCGCTGTTGATGAATATGCCAAGTCTAAGAAGGCCGCCAAGAAGGATGAAGATGATGACGAGCCTGAAAAGAAAGATGGCGAAGGCGAGGAAGAAAAGTGCCCTAAGTGCGGCAAGCCTAAGTCTGAGTGTGAATGCGAAGACGAAGATGACGACGATAAAAAGAAAAAGGGCAAGAAAGAAAAATACAATCTTGATGAAATTCAAGAATATGTAGAGCTAAGCTCCAAATATTCTGACTTGGAGACTAATTATAATGCTGCTCAGGAAAAAATCGCTGACCTAGAAGCTCAGATTGGTGAGTTGACTGCATTTAAGAAGTCCATTGAAAAGGCAGAAAAAGAGAAAATGATTGACAGTTTCTATATGCTGTCTGATGATGACAAGAAGGATGTTATTGAGAACATCGATACTTATTCTCTGGATGATATTGAAGCTAAGCTATCAATTATTTGTGTTCGCAACAAGGTCAGTTTCAACCTTGATGATGATAAGAACAATGGCGTAACCACCTATAATTTGGATGGTGGAGTTCCTGCGGACGAGACTGTTCCCGCTTGGATTAAAGCCTTGCGTTCTGTTGCGAGTGAAATGTAATAAAAACTAATAAGGAGGAAAATAGAAATGCTTAGAGAATTATTGAAGAAGCATATTAAGTCTCAGGCAGAGTTCGTAGAAGTCGGCTACGGTCAGGTTGAACCCAACCACCTAAGCGCTCAGAGAACTGCTCAGATTTATGCTCAGTTGCCTGCTGATCCTGCTATTAAGGTTCTAGAGCAGGGACAGTTTGTTAAGTATGACTATGCAGCTGGCCTTGTAAACTTTACTGGTGCAGGCGAGTGGATGCTTGTTTATAACGAAATCAAGTTGTATCGTGAGCATCAGTTAGATTGCGAGTTCGCAATGTTAAAAGACAATTATCAGGCTCGTGTTTATAGCCCATTGGATCACACCAAGCCTGAGGAGATGTACGGTCCTACCCGTTTCATGAACGGCGTAAGAGAGCGTTATAATCCTACTACCGGCGCTTTCGAGCAGTTGGATGAAATCAAGAATCCTGAGACTGGCGAAGTTGCTGATTACAGCGTTATTTCTAGCGTACATGACTACTATGAGATGAACGACATCAACAATCCTGAAATCGAGGGAGACGCTCGTAAGAGATTGTTCATGAAGTTGCGTGATTACCAGGAGAAGATGATGCCCGCAGGTACTACTATGGTTCCTCGTGTATTCAAGACTAATGTTGGTGACCACTACACTACCAACCTAATCCATGCTGAACCCGGCTCTTTGAAGGAGTTCGATCTATTGGCTCCTCGTGCTGCCGATGGTATCTTAGAGCCTGTTGCTGATGCTTCTGGCGATATGGTATGGCAGGTTGCTAAGGTTTACACTATGCCTGACCACCAGCCTGGTGTCAAGGTTATTAGAATTAAGTAATTGAAAGGAGAGAAGTATAATGGCTTTAGATAAGAAAAATTTAGTACAGCTGGCAAAGACTGTAGCAAAAGCTGACCCTTCTGCTCCTGTTTCTTACAGCTTCAATGGCGAAAGTTTTAACTATGAGACTCTAAATGAGACTCTACGCCGTGAATTCAATGAGATTGCTGGTACTTACGCTTTGTATCGTGAGAACAAGCACCTGATCTTCGCAGTTATCGAAGAGACTATGGACGAGGTTCTGCCTAAGAAGGTTGAGCAGGCTTATATGCAGTTTGCTGAGACCAAGCAGTTCGCTCAGGGCGACAAGCCTATTTTCCGTCGTAAGAGAGACGTTCGTCAGCGCGCTAAGCAGTTCGTAACTCGCGTTGGTCTAGCAGGTATTTACGAAGTCTTCAAGCTAGGTCCTAGTGAAGAAGAGAGCTTCGAAGTCCGCACTAGCGCCATCGGTGGAGCTGCTCAGATCGGCTTCGAAGAGTTCTTGGATGGACGTGTTGACTTCGCTGAAGTAACTAATATCGTCATGGAAGGCATGAACGAGTTGATCATGAAGGAAGTTGGTCATGCACTAGCTGCTTCTATCAATCAGTTGCCTCCTGCTAATATCGCTGTTGTTAATGGTTTCGACGAGCAGGAATTCGATCGCTTGTTGGTTATCGCTTCTGCTTACGGTGAGCCTACCATTTACTGCACTTACGAGTTTGCCGTAAAGATGGTTCCTACCGAGGGTTGGAGATACACTGAGTCCATGAAGCAGCAGTTGTGGGATACTGGTCACTTGGCTACTTACAAGGGACGTAAGGTTGTTATTCTACCCCAGGGCTTAGAGGATGAGACCAATATGCGCAAGGTAATCAATCCTGGTTACTGCTACATCATCCCCGCTGGTGCTGACACCAAGCCTGTGAAGATTGCTTTCGAGGGTAATACCATTGTTGACGAGTTCAATAACTATGACCGTTCTCGTGATATTCACGTCTATAAGAAGGTCGGCGTTCTAGCTATGTTGGCTAACAACATCTGCGCTTACGCTGATGCTAGCTTGTTGGGTCAGATGGATATTGCTGGCTCTGTTTGGGATAGCACTGCTTATGTAAGTGAAGTTAAGGCTTATGCTGAGTCCACTTACAATCCTAACTACGAGTTCCCAAAGGTTTAATTTAATATAAAATAATTAGTTTAGAGGGGGAAGAGGGGATATCCCCACTTCCCCCTATTTTTTATTATGAGAAAAAGGAGATAATACAATGGCTATTTTTAATGTAAAGAACAGAGGTGCTAGTTGGGTCACCTATAAGATTCCAGAAGACGGAATCCGCAGAAGTTTTGCTCCCGGCGAAGTAAAGAAAGTTAGCGATGTTGAATTGGAAAAGCTAACTTATCAGCCTGGTGGTATGGTTATTCTTTCCCAGTTCCTTCAGATTCAAGACGAAGTTGCTCTAAGAAATTTGAATATTCGTACTGAGCCTGAGTATCATATGAGCGAAGCAGATGTTGCTGCTTTGATTAGAACTGGTTCTTTAGATGCTTTCTTAGATGCTCTTGATTTTGCTCCAGCTGGAGTTATTGATTTGATCAAGAAGTTGAGCTTGGAAATTCCTCTAATGGATTTGGGTAAGAGAAAGGCTTTGAAAGATAAGACTGGTCTTGATGTCGATGCTGCTCTAAAGAACAGAGAAGCTGAGAAGGAAGACGAGAATGGTGGAAATACCATCCTAAAGCAGACTGAGCGTAGAGTGAAGACTGAGGAAGTCGCTCCTGGTCGTCGTACCACTACTCCTAAGTACAATATTATTAAGACAGAGCCAGCAGCTGATAAAGCTACTGAATAATAAAATATAAGGAGGCAATTATATGACATTATTTTCGTCTGTCTATAATCGCTTTCTTGGACAAGTTACCGATGACCTCTATCTAGAGCTCACTCCAGAAGATACATTAAGAGATTTACAAAATCTTTTGCTTAATGCAATTCCGGGTTTTGAATTTCCTAGACAAAATCTTTATGATTATACTCTTAATTTGACAGAAAAGCTGGAAAGTGATGTAACCCCTGATGAATTTATTTTAGGTACTATCTGGGGTAATTTAGATGGAGAATTATTAGAAACTCCTAAAGTCCTAGTAGATAATTCACATTTTAATGTTGAACTTACTGCTGAGGAAATTAATATCTTGGCGCTTTTAATGAAACAAGGTTGGGTTCAGCGTCAAGTAACTTCAATTGAAAATACTCGTATGAAATATAGTGGAAGCGATTTTAAAATGACTTCTCAAGCTAATCATTTATCTAAGTTATTAGCTTTGTTAGAAGAGAGTCGAAGAGATTCTTTCCATATGCAAAGACTATATAAGCGTCGTAAATTTACGGCCGATGGTAAATATGCCTCCAACTGGGGCAGTTTAATGGAGACTAGTGCTCTTGATTACTAAGTATGGTTTTGAATTTCGTGTGTATGATATTGAAGTAAATGTTCGTCGCTTAACCAACCAATTATGGAAGCTAATTCCAATGCGCGAACACGAAGAAGATTGGCTGAAACAATTAGATACAGTAACTATTGAGATTGCGGGACTGAATGAAATTTTTACAGGCCCGCAATTTTTACAGATGTTATGTAAATTAGAGGGATTAAAGACCTAGGAAACAGAATTTGAGCTATATCGCAAAACTGTGTTTGAATGCATTAGTTTATTGTAGGAGCTAAACCATGGCATCAGGTTATGATTTAAGTAGTCAAATCCCTTTTAGATTGATGAAAGGCCGATTAGGAGTTTATGATAAAAGAAAGTTTGATCCAAAGAAGAG